AGAGGCTGCTGCCTAAGTATGATTATCAGAAGGTGTAGTCAAGGTCATCGAGTTAGGTTGCATCGCAATACTACTCCGAATGCTGTTCGCACAAAGACATATGCAGACGGAACTGTCGAAACCTTGACTTACCCTTCATCTGGTTATGATTATTTTGTAGAAGTAGATGGATCAGTTGTAAAGCGTTCAGATAACTTTAATACTATAGAAACGTACTTTGTATCTAAATGTGCAGATAAACACGATGACGGACACGGTAGAGTACTTATAGGTAAACATAAATTAGTAAATGGTGTTGCTACATTATTTTCTGAGATCCCTACCAGTAGTAATACTGTAGCAGAAATTAAAACATTTTTATCAGCCAGGGGTATTTCATATAAAAGTAGTGATAGTAAAACTACTTTATTAGAAACGGTTGATACATTAAAACCAAATCCAGGAGGTTAATATGGGTGAGTTTTTTAGTGAGTGGGTAAGTTGGTCAAATCTATTCTATATGGTTGGATTAGTTGTAGCTGGATATGCTACGACTGTAACTGTCAAAAATAGAAATATTGTTGTACAGATTGGTGAAATGGTAAAAGCATTAGAAGATGGTTACAAAGATAAGAAGCTTGATAAATCTGAACGAGATAAAATCATGAAAGAAGCACTTGATGTCGCTAAAGCAGTGATCCAGAGTAAATGGAAACTGTGGTAAAATGAATCAAAAACAGATCAGGGCTTTGATCGCAGATGTTCTGAAAAAAATGAATATGTGGTCGGAGGAAGCTGAGGAGCTTGTATTTTTAACTGGGCTGGTAGAGTCTGGATATAAATATATAAGTCAAATTGGTTCAGATATTGCCAGATCATTTTTCCAGGTAGAAGTTGCTACAGCAAAAGACTGTATAGATAATTATTTAGTTTACAGACAGGATGTATTAAAAAGCTTTGGTGAGGCGGTTCATAGAAAGCCCAGTGAAATATTAGCTTGGACAGAGGAAGAGCTGCATGATATTATGTGGCACGATATAGCTCTTGGTGCTGCTTTTTGCAGGATCAAATATAGAAGAGTTCCAAAGCCATTACCAAAAACTCTGGAAGAGTGTGCCTCTCAATGGAAAGAATTTTACAATACCGTTCATGGTGCTGGAACTGAAAAGCATTTTTTAGAGTTAGCAAATAAGAGGAGAGATAAATGAAACAAGTAGAGATAATAGATAATGAAGCTATTAGAAATGCACCTTCTTCAAAGTTTCTTAGAAAAGAAGAAATGGTTGTATTAGATCAGAATTGGATATGGAATAGAAAGAGTTTTATATTTAAGTATCAAATACCGTTGGTAGTTGATAAAAATATTGCAGAAGCAATGATAAAGAAATATGATTCTGTACAATATTTAGATAAGAAAGATGATTTAAAGAAAGTGAAATATCAGAAATTAAAGAAAATGGCAACAAGTAAAGGTATACCCTGGAAAGAAACTTTTGTTCCTAAAGATGAATTAATCAGGTTAATTGATAGCGTATGAGTATTGCAACAGAAGCAATTAGCCCTAAAAGCTTTACATTTGATCAAGTTAAAAGTGAAGTATTAACTCGTATTAACGATCCTTTAGGCGATACTTATTCAGACCGTGCAAAAGAATTGATATATGAAGGTATATGTTCTCTTGCTTTGGGCGGTTACAGCAGGGATGGCTATCCCTTAATTGCTAAAACAGAATCTTATAATGTAATAGTGAGTGGTCATCCTATTCAGATCAGTGGTTCTTCCAGCGTTTTATCAAGCCAGGTACTTAAAATAATAAGTATTGTTGATGAGCAGGCAGTATCTGGAGCAGCAGGGATACAGACATATAAGTTTATTCCAATTGGTCTGGATGAATATAATCGATTATTTGATCAAGATGAATATCCTTTTGCTGATGAAATCTTTTATTATAGAGAAGGCGATTTTATAAAATTTTATCCTTTAGAAAGAACAGGTGATGTTGGTTCAATTTTAATTAATTATATAGCAGCTCCAAATGATTATGGTGATTCAGATGTTATGACAGATGGATATTCGTTAGATTTTTTGTATAAGGTTGTTGATTATTCAGTTGGCAGAATACGGGAAGAGCAGACTGGAGAATGAAGTATCGGGACATATTACGGGAAGTTGGTAAAAGACTTGGAGATCCAGATCTTCAACGGTTCAGGGGTCTTGTCAGTCAGTGTTTTGTGGACAGTATGTGTGGTCTTCTTGCAAAAGAAGAGGGCTATAACCTGGTAGAGATTCCAGATCTAATTAAAGAAGTTGAACATAATCTTGAATTTGAAAATTCTCAGATTACAGTTTCGTTACCTGATCTTGCATCTTCTGGCAGTGTTATAAAGCTGGTAGATGTATTTCAAAGACCAAGTATGGATTTCGTTCAGGCTTTAACTTTGAAAGAAATACCAAGGGAAGAGTTTAAACGCATGGCTTTGGAAGTTTCATTCAGACCTACATCTGAAGAAGTGTTTTATTTCAGGCGTGGAAACAATGTTTATTTTGTTTCTGGTCAGTTAATTGATGATGGAGCAGATACAGCTGTTGTATTTCAATTTATAGAAAATCCAAATCCAGATGACTGGAGTGGTGATGTTGATCTTATATCTGGACTTAATTATTCAAGAAATTTTATTTACAGAGTTATCGGTGAAGCTGTGTTAAATATATCAAATCTTCCATCTTTTACTGGTCAGCCAGCAAAAGCAGAGGAGGCTTATAGTTAATGGCTCTAAAATTACACGAAGAAGCCCCTACATTAGAAGCTACAATAACCAGTACTTCTGCACAGCATTTAGCGAATGTAACAGAAGGCAGTGCTACACAGGTAAATCCGTTATTGTTTTATGATGTATATCAGGATATTGCTTTAGAGCTTCCAGAACAGCCTAATATAAGTATTGTTAAAGCTGAGGTAAATAAAGTAATCAGAAGGATAAACCATGAAATTGGTCTTTGGAGAGAGCTTATTCAAGTTACTCCTTCTACTATTACTGCCTCTATAGATGCAATGACAACAACTGCAATTCACTTAGAAACTACAGATGAAATAGAAGATTATGGTAGGTTTCCATTTGAATGGGATTGGAATGTGGCTTTAAAGAGATTAAGGCTGGATGATAATGTTATTGAGATAAAAGGAGTTTATTTAGATAATGAGGAGTGGACTCAGGTGGACTATGAAAAAGTATCAGACAGTAATAATTCTACTGAAAATTACTGGTCTCAAATAGGAAGGTTTATTTATTTTCCAAAAGATTTAGCAGACTCATCAGAAATTTTAAAATTAAAGTGTAAAAAGTCTTACTCATTTATTGAGAATGTTGTAGGTAAAGATGCAATCATAGATTTACCAGAGAGCTATAGGCAATTGTTAATATCAGGCGTTTTATACGCATTAACAAGTAGACCAAAGTACAAAGATCCAGATATATTCGCTGTAAATAAAGAAATATTTGACAGTGAAATGGTTTCATTAAAATTTCAATATACGAATCTGGAAGCAACATACATGAGTAGAGACATGACTTACAAATATTAAGGGGTAAAAAATGACTGATTATTTAAAAGGTAACACACCAGCAACAATTTATAAACAGCTAGTAGGCGTTGGAGCAGCTGCGGATCATGCAGGATTAACTGCATCGTTAAAATCTGTCTGGACAGATGATGGTGCTGGAGGGGCAACTGCTTCTTCTATTAAGATCTCATCTGCAGCAATACGAGTGGAATCCAATAACCAATTACGGTTTCGTGATGATGCTATATATATTTATAGTTCAGGAGATACAATATTAAACCTGGTTGCAGATGGTGAGATTGATCTTGCTACTGCAGCGGTAGATATTAATGCTACATCAACTTTAGCACTGGATAATACAAATACCAGTAATGGAGTGGTTATTAATACAGCTACATCTGGAAGTCCTGTATCTATTGGGCATACTACTTCAGAAACAACAGTAAATGATAATTTAACCGTTACAGGCACAACAGCTCATACAGGAGTTGTAACAATGGCTACTGGAGTAAAATTACAGTTTGTTGATGGAAATGAATATTTATCTGGTAATAGTTCTGATTTAACCATTGGAGCATCGGGGGATATTAATTTAACAGCATCATCAGATGTAAACATCCCTGCAAATATAGGTCTTACTTTTGGTGATGATGGTGAAAAGATTGAGGGTGATGGTACAAATTTAGCTGTTGCAAGTAGTGGTGCATTAAATATAACAGGTGCTGCGGCATCAACCTGGAAAACAACAGCAGGTTCAATTAATATAGATTCAGAAGCATCCACAGTAGAAATAGATGGACATAGTGGTGTTACAATACAGGGTAACTCAGCGGAAATTGATATTGTAACTTTAGGTGCAGTAGATATTGATTCTGCTGGATTCACATTAGATGGCAGCACCGTGTCTATAGATGGAACGGATGATTCAAATGTGACAGTTACTGGTTCAGGAAAAGATCTAACTCTTGCTGTTGCTGGAGGTGGTACTCAAAAATTAGCTTTAAGTTCAGCTGGTACAGCTGCTGATGCTTTAACTATCACATCAACTGCTGGTGGTATTGATATTTTTGCATCAGGTGCTGCGGCAGGTGAAGATATTGATATTTATGCTATAGGTTCATCTGTTAAAATTACATCAACTGAAACTATTGCAGATGCTGTCGATATTAAGGCTACAACAGGAGGTATAGATATTACAAGTGGAGTACCTGGTTCAGTTGCTGGTTTAGATATTGATATAACTGCTGTAGCAGCTTCAATTAATCTTGCAGCTAGTGAAAACGCAGCAAATGCAATTTATCTTCATGCAGATGGTGGAACAGGTGAAACAATTAAAATTTATGTAGACCAGGGGACAGGTGATGATTCGATTTATTTATTATCTGATCTTGGCGGTATAAGCATTGAATCTGGGAAGACTGGTGCGATTACCAATATGGCTTCAGACTCTACTTCTTCTATTACTAATGCAGTGATAAGAATAGGTACAGATACAGCAAATTGTGATATTGCAATTGGAAATGCAACATCAGATGTATTAATAGGAGATAATTTAAAAGTTGCAGGTGATCTTCATGTTACTGGCTCAATGCCAGCAGGTGATACAATAACAGCTGGTACAATTGCTAGATTGACAATGACCAATACTGATGAACAAAATGCTGTTGGTGGTAGAGATTCTGAAATATTATTTAAAGGTGAAAGTGCAACAGGAACAGCACATGAATTATCTGCTATTACTGTAATGCAACAAACAGAAGATCAATATTATAGTAAAATGATATTTAGACTTAATGATTCTACTTCAGGAGCTTCTTTAGCTGCTGTTGGTGGTGCAGATGATGTATTAACTCTTACTTATGATAAAACAGCTACATTTGGTGGTGCAATAGCAGCAGGAACAAATGTTATTACTGGCGGTCAGTTGAATGTGGATAATATAAGATTAGACGGGAATACAATGACATCTACTGACAGCAATGGCGATATTACTCTTACTCCCAATGGAACTGGAGGGGTAGCTTTAATTGGTGCAACTGCTTCAGGAGATTATGCGGTTGTTGGCGGTTCTGGTTCAGTAGCAGCAGGGAATTATGGTGTTGGTTTTGGTAGAGCTGTAAGAGCATCAGGAGTAGATAGTGTAGCATTGGGAGACAATTGTGTAGCAAGTGGAGCAAACGCAGTAGCGATTGGTGATACTAGCACATCATCTGGTAAAAGTACTATTGCACTTGGAACAAGTGCCAAGGCAGACCGACAGTTTGAATTATCATTTGCTGCAGGTGCATTTGCCTCTGCTGGCGATACAAGAGGCGTTCATATTCATACATTTGATAGTCTTACTATGTCAGCCAGTTGGCAAAGTATAGATAGTGGTACTGGTGGTATAACTTTTGATAGTGATACAGTTGCTTGTGGCACAGTCCATATTGTTGGTTCTACGACAGGAGCTGCTAAAACTATTGGATATATTATTGAATTTATTTGTGAGAATGATGGTGGAACTTATGCAATAGTTGGGACTCCAGTTGTTAGGACACATGAAACAGAAGATACTGACTTAAACGCTCAAGTAGCAATAGATTCAAACACACTTGTAGCACAAGTAATCGACTCTGGTGCAAATGCTGGTACTATGAGATGGTCTGCATTTTGGACTATTGTTCAACACACATTCTAAAAGGAGTAGTAATTGTCAAAGCGTGCATTACCTCTCCTTACGGGTGGCTTAAACGAGCTTACACGATCTGATTTAATAGAAAACAGTCAGCTTCAGCAATGCGATAATTACGAAGTTATAGGTGATGGCACTCTGCACAGGAGAAAAGATCCTGAGCAGTTTGATTCTGATCTCGATGATTTTTTATTTACAGCAGAGTCTGGTTTATTTTGGGAGGATGGTTCCAGTATAATATCTATCAGTGAGCCTTATTATCTTCCTACAGATATAGATCTTAGCAATAAAGCTGAATATGAATCTATGGCTACGGACTATATTTTGTTGGTATATGGCGAGGTTAGTGGTGTATATGAGCTTCATGTGCTTTATAAAGTAAATTTATCTGATGGGGCTACCTGGACTAATTCTGCTGAATTTGCTTCTGATGGTGTTGGATCTACTTTACCTGAGCTATTATCATCTGCTGGAATAACATATACTTCAAATTCAGATCCTCAGTTTGTATTGTCTGATGATAAGATTATTATAACAGACAATGTAAATAATGCTCATTTTGTTGCAATTGATAAAGATGGTTTTGTGAGAGTTGGAAAACTTGGTTTACCTGCTCCTAGAAATAGACCTGAAATAGAACAGATGACTAGCGTAGAGACTGAACTTTTTGAAACAGCATCTACACAAACATATATATCTACTCCTGGTCTTGTTCAGGTTGCTTATACAGCAGTGACTAAATTTGGAGATGAAAGTAATCCTTCTCCACTAAGTCCTACTTTAGATATGCAGTATCAAAAGATTAATGCTGATGGTACTATTGAACATTATTTAGATAAGATAAAGGTCTTCAACCTTACAGTTCCAGATGTTCCTGAGAATATAAATGAAACATTAAAATATTTTAATTTTTATATAAGGGTCATACCTTATAAGTCAGGTAGTGGTGTATATTCACTTACTTATTCAGAACAGCAGGAAATAGTAGATAAAACAATTGAAGGTAAAGACACTGGTAACAGTTATGTATTAACAATTCCTCCTGCTGGAGGTATAGTCAGTTATGAAAATGATGTAGCTCCAATTGCAAAAACTGCTGCATATGTAGGCGGTATTACTATGCTTGGTAATGTTCAGTCCAATATAAGGTTTCCCTGGAGTTTTAAATATTTCCATCCAATCACTATAAATAATACAGATACAGCAAATTATATTGATGCAAATATGATTATTAGATTGTATGATAAAGATACTACCTATCCTGAAGTGACTCCTATAGAAAATTTTTCTGTATCAGACTTTTTAACTGATACAACTTCAGAGGCAATATTTACAAATACGCCTCATTTTAGAATATTTGATCAGGATTTAACTACTCCTTTATATGTTGGATTTTCAGTTGCAACTAATCAAGATGGATCGCCAGTCAGTTTTGAAACGGGTGAGTATGTAGATCTTATTATACAAGTACCTTATTTGACAGCAAATTCACCCAGGACTATATATTTATGTTGGAATCCCCAAGCTGATCAGGGTAGTTATGCTGGTGTATCAAATACATATAATGATATATCTGCTATAAGTGGTGATACAATTACTTATCAAGAAAATTTTGGAATACATTATGGATCAGTATTAAATATTAATCAGGTTGATTTTCGTAGACAATCATTTTTTAAAGGAGCAATGATTGAAAATAGCGGTACTTATCTTTCATATCCTATTGAATTGGCATCTGGTGGTTTAAGATGCAACAGGGTTAATGTGAATAATAAAATAGAAACTGAAAGAGATGATGATGTTTTTGTTGATGGTGACATAGTTATACATAGAAATTCAAAAGCATTCATGCTTGGCTTTAATCCTGGTAACGATGACAACTGGGCATATATAATAAATACCAGTACACAAACTGTTGACAATTATTCTCTAAAGTTAAATGATAACGATGCTGGTATACATTTGCATGGAGATCAATTTAATGAAGCATCATTAAGTGGAAAGGCTGGATATATATCATTCTGGTTAGATTTATATTCCCATGTTGATACATCTGAGGGTTCAGTTGTATCTGGTGAACATATCCCTTATCTTGGGGTAATAGATGGTTCAGGTGAAAAGGAGAAAAATTATATATATAATATTGCTACAATATGGGGACAAGCACCAGCAAAAGATCCTTCTGGAGAGATAAAAGCGTTGAGGCTTTTTATAAAAAGGTATCAACCAACCAGTGGGTTGACTGGGGCATATTCAGATTGTTATATGTATCTTGATGATTACAGGATTATGTCAGTTCCTGATAATAATTTATCTACTATACTTGGATGGACACAAGATGATTATGCAGATAAAGTATTCCTTGGTGAAGGATTTAAAGTAGGTTCAGGGTCGTTTGGTTCTACGGTGAATGCAACAGATGGTGTTAGATATATGCTGATGACATGGGATTCAGACCAATCAAAAGTATCTGTCTGGTCTTATAATGGATTAGGAGAGATTCATTCAAAGACTGTGGAATGGGATTTTAATAAAATTACTGATGGTTCGTTTGGTGGGGTCACACTTGGAGCAACGCATGACACTAATCAATTATGTCCTTATGGTGTTCAATATAATGATATACAATTACAAATAGGTGAGTACCTTGATCCAAGTGATGCGGATAGTTATGCGAAATTCTCTAATATTGTTAATCAGTTTCCTGCTTACGATAATATATTAGGATTTAAAAATGCAGATAGTTTAAGTAATATATCTTATAATAATAATATTTCTTTTTCAGAAACTGAAGCAACTGAAGAAAAAGAACGAAAGAACATGGTCAGATGGTCGGATGTTAATTATAACTCTTTTCCTGATCTATATTTTAAAACTGTTAGGGAACCAGTACTAAGGGTTGTGCCAGCACCTTCTTTTCTACAATACCAATACCAAAACACATTCCTTATTTACACCCGAAACAGTATTAATCGTTTTGTTCTTGAAGGCTCTGCAAGCGGATGGCAGGGCAGTGCAAGTTCACTGATAGAAGAAAAAACACAATATGGTTTATTTGCACCAGAAACATTAGTACGAGTTGGAGATGTACTATTATGGCTTAGTGAGGTCGGTGTTGTTTTATGGGACAAGGATGCACTCAGGCTGATCAGCAAAAACATTATTAATGTAGATCTAAGTAAAGAATATTTTGCTTATGAGAACAGTGTTAGAAATCAATATATATTATGTCAGAAATATGTTCAAGGGGAGACTCAGTATCAGTATGTATTCCAGGTTGATAGAGGAATATGGTCAAGATTTATAGATCTAGGTAAAGGAGGTATTACAGCCTCTGTAAGTATGACTGGTGGCAGTCAAACGGATAATGTTAATTTAATGTACCAGAATGATGATAATAAAAGTATTATAAAATATCCAGGTTCATCTTATACATCAGATGATTCTGTGATAAAAACAAAAGAAATGTTTTTTGAAAAAGGTGTATTAAGAAAAGTCAAGGCAGGATATACAGGAGAGGATAAATCTTTCTCTACAATCATCACAAAAGATGATGCAAGCAGGAATGAAATAACACGAACTCATGAAGTAGCTATGGATGGAGATGAGTGGCGTGGAGTTCCATTGGGATATAATCGTGGAAAATCCGTAGTTTTCCAGGTTGACAATGCAGACACAATTGAGTCTATCATATATGACTTAGACATACAAGCAGAGGTAATAGTATAATGGCATGGCAATTATTAGCAGCAGCATTACCAGCAGCAGCAAAGACTGTTGGAACATATTTAAACAAACCTGATCAAGACGATTATAAACCTCAAACTGATTATATGAAAAAATACCTGAGTTATCTCAGGGGCAGACAAGCAAACAGGGATGTTATGCACATGGCTATGCAGCCACAACTTCGTGCTGTAGGTCAGCAAGGTAGACAAATGCAGCAACAGGTAGGCTATGATGTAGCTAAGACTGGTTTAACTGGTTCTGGCATTGAAGCTCAAATGAGATTATCTGCTGGTCAGAAAACACAACAAGCATTATCAACAGCTACAGAAAAAGCAGTAGCAGCTCAGACAGCAGAAACTGCAAGGCTGGGCGAGAAAGCTGCTGATGTAGAAGCACGAATAGGTGCAGAAGAACAACGGTCAGAACAAGCGTTTGATACTGCTACAAGCCAATGGAAAAAACAATTAGCTGGTGATATTATTGGATTAGGTGCAAGTGTTGCCAGTGCTGGTATACAGCAAGGTGTTGCGAATAAAGGTGCATATCAGGAAGCAGTTGCTGGTGGTCAATTTGAAGGTTCTTATGATGATTTTAAAACAGCGGCAGAAACTGGAGAATTACCATCTTTAACTGGTGAAGGTGTAGATACAGTAGGTCGAGTTTCTCCTTCTGAATATGTACAACTGCGTGGTGCAAGACAACAAGTGATTGATCAAATGGAATTTTCTGAAACAGTTTTAGGTGAGAATGTAGTTAAAGAGTATCTTGGAAAAGGTTGGAGCAGACAGCAGATATATAAAGAAGCTAGTGATCAAAGAAATTTGGAGCGTATTGTTACGAATAAAATTGGTGCAGATGCTACCCTTGCGGAAATAAATACAGCTGTTTCTCAAATTAATGCTGCTGGTGGTGCTGGTGCTGTTCCTGCTGGTGCTGTTCCTGCTGGTGAAGTTCCTGCTGGTGAAGTTATCCCTGAAGTTAAACCTGGTGTTGTTCCTGGTGTTAATGAAGATATGAAAATTGAAGTTGGTGAAGGTGGTAAAATAGTTAAGCCAGTTAAAAAAACAGTAAAACCAGTTGACTCTGAGATTTCGTCTAGTCTTCAAAGACCAGAGAGTTTAGATATTGCAGATAAAACAAGAAAAGATCTATATGGTGGTTTTTATGATCCTGATGTTGAAACTGTTACAGCAGATAAGCCAGCTAAAAAAACAGCTCCAGAATTTATTGATATACAAAAAGCTTATCCTGGAGAAGAATATGTAAATATAGCTTATGGAGGTGAAGAAGTTAAATTGTTGCCTGGAAGTCGTAAAGAAGTTAGCAAAGAAGCAGGTTATCATTATGCTTTAGAAAGTGAAGATGGTACTAAGAACTGGGTTTCAGAAACAGATCCTGAACTTCAAAAATATTTAAGTAAGTATGTAAAGCCTGAACCTGTTCCAGGTGTTAAACTTGTTACGTCAGTTCCAAAGGGTAAAAAGATAAAATCAGTGTCTGAGTTGGGTTTGTATTCTGATAGTCCTGGGGTTTTATCTGGTAAGATAAGTAAAAAGTTTCTAGCAAAAGGAGATATTCAAAATTTAGAAACGTCTTTAAAAAGGTATAATGTAGAAAGTAAAAAGACAGATCCAACTTCTAAAAATATAGCAAAACAATTAAAATCAAAAATTGATAAGATTACTGCGGATTTAAAATCTAAGGTAGGAGATTATATTGATCCATCAACTGGTAACCTTTCTGATCCTAAATTTACTAAAGGGTTTTATGCTGCATTAAAAAGAGAAACAGGTCTTTCAGAGCAAAGGCTAAGAGAATTATTAAAAAGTATATCAACGGTAACAGAATTTGATGTTAGTGATCAAGAAACATTAGCATCAGCTAAATAGGAATTATTATGGCTAACGGAGATCAAACAAGTTTAGTAACTAATCAGCAACCAATAGGACAGCAACAGGGTTTAATGACTGAAGAAGAGACAGTTGAACAGCCTAAAACTTTATATGAAACATTAAGGGGTGTAGATCCTATACAGCTCAGAAACCAGATACTTAAAAACAGGGCACAAAATCTAATCTCATCTCGTTTAGATTCTTCTGATGTTGCAAGTATAATGAGCCAGGTCAATGCTGGTAAATTAACACTTGATCAGGCTGTTGCACATAGTAAAACAATGCAGTCAGGCACCATGAAAATACTTAATAAATTTAATTTTGATAAAAATATGACATCTAAAAAAATAGAAGCATATTATAAAACTCATGGCAGTACAATGAATACTTCAGAAATGAATGCATTAAGTCGAATACGGAATCATAAATTAAGACAAGAAATTGCATCCGAGAGAGCAGAAACTGTACAGGAAAAAAGAAATAAAAAAAATAGAACATTTCATACATTTGCACAAGATAGATATTTTGATTTAGCACAGGGAATAGATATTAGTATTGAAGGCATGACTACAGAAGAAGTTAAAAAAAATGCAGAGTTATTTAAATTTAGAGATGCATTGACAAAAGAAATAGAAAAAGATATGGGGGCTGGTGGTGGGAATATACTATCAGGTAACTATCATACATTAATAACTAGTTTATATGGTTTAGCTATGAGAATACCAGTAAAAAATATACAAGAGCAAAAGGGATTTATTCTTTGGAATTCTGATGGTACAAATGAGTTTGTATCAATTCCTAGAGAAGAGAGATCACCAAAAGCGATCAGAACGCTATGGTTTGAAAGACACAAAGGGCAAATAATAAAAGCAAGAGCAGAGCTTGGTAAAATGAATACTGAGACTTTACCAGAAGAGCAATCACAACAAGCAGACCCACTTAATTTATTCCAATACGTTGAATAACAGTGGCTCAACAACTTACAACACAGCAATTTGTATCTGCATTCAGAAAAAGTCTTGTTACACAAAATGAAGGTATAGATCCATATGAAAGTCTTAATGATGATCAATTATTTTCTGCGTTATCAAAATCCCCTGATTATAAAGACAGTATAGCTCAATATAATTTAATAGAAACTGAGCAACCATTAGTTCAAGCTCAGGAACAATCTGTTATTAATTATGAAGATCCTGAATTAAATAATTTAAATGAGCAAATAAAAAACACAGTAGATGCTCGGATTCCACCTCAGCAAAGTTCTGAGTTTTTTCCTTCAGAATTTACACCAAGAGTTGAAACTGAAGAGCCTCTTCCAACAGAACCATTAGAACCAGTAGATGAGTGGGGAATAAGAGATGAATTTGTAGGATTAGCAAATGCATTTAGAGCTGGTTGGAAAAATTTTAAATTGACTAATGCTCTTCTCAAAGAAGAAATGGATTGGGATATGGAAGAGCGAGTGAAAGAAATTGCTTCACTTCAGGCAGAGGCAAGAGAGATACCGAGAACAAAAGCATTTAAAGAATTTAATGAAGCAAAAACATTTGGAGATGCTTTAAAAAGATTAGCATTAGATCCTTTTGAAATTGTGGGTCAATTAGTAGTTGAATCATTAGCTCAATTTATACCATATCAGGCGGCAGGTATAGCTACTGGTGCTGGTATTGGAGCAACTGTAGCAGGTGCCCCAGGTGCAATAGCTGGAGCAACATATGCAGGTATAACAACAGCAGGAATGGCATCTTTAGCGTTGGAATATTCTGGTAAGGTTTTAGAAACAATGGGGGAACATGGAATAGATACCACCAACCCAGATCAATTATTGAAAGGATTCCAAGACGAACAGCTTATGTCAGAAGCAAGAACGAAGGGACTTAAAAAGGGTGTTCCTATTGCAATATTTGATATGGTTAGTGCTGGAATTGCTGGAAAGTTTGTTACAGCACCAGGAAGAAAGATTTTAACAGCAGGTACCAAAGAACTTACAACTCAGGCAGCATTAGGTGCTGGTGGTGAAGTAGCTGGTACTTTAGTAGCAGGAGATGAAATACAACCTTCAGCAGTTTTAGCTGAAGCATTTGCTGAAATAGGATCTGCTGCTCCAGTTGCTGCAATTAGAATGGCTGCAAAAGCTAAAGAAAAAGTAACTGGTGAGGCTCCTGTTACTCCTGTGTCTGAAGTTGAGGAAGATTTAGCATCTGAATTAGAAAAGTTAAGATCTAGGTCACAAACTTTGGAAGAAGAAGAAGTGACTGAAGAAACTAAAGAAGCTGAAGAAGCTGAAGAAGTGACTGAAGAAGAAGTAACTGATTTAGATAAATATGAACAGGATATTACCAGGGGTGAAACTACTGAAGAAGAATCAATAGCGACTTATAAAGATTTATATAGTGATGAATTAGCATCTGGCGATATAACAGAAGAAGATGTTATTAAAATAGCTAAGAGTAATTATAAACGTAGAAAAAAAGAATTAAAAGAATTTAATAAAGACAAAGTTGCCTATTTACAAAAAGACTTAGATAGCTGGTTGGAGTATGAAGCTGAAAAGAAGAAGGATGATCCTTCATTTGATGCTAGTCTCAATATAAATTTAGTAAAAAAGGTTTTAGAGCAAGCTAAAAAAACTGAAGAAGTTACTGAAACAGTCGGAGAACCAACTCCAGAGTTTACTCCTGAAAGAATTAAAACATTTTTATCTAAACCAAGAAAGGGAATGCAAAGCGGAGCAGATTTAATGCTTGAGGTTGATGTTAAGATGGAACCTCTTCGTGCTGTAGTTAAAGAATTAGGATTAAAACCTCTTGGTAAATCTAAATATGATTATGCTCATGCTATTGAAAAGCACTATGAAGATATTGCAAAGCAAGATGAAAAACCAACAGCAGCAGGAGTTAAAGCAGAGAAAACAGAAAAATTACAATCTCAATATCAGAACTTAACTCAAACAAAAGAGAGGACAGAAGTTGCACTTGCCAATGAAGATTTGACTCCTACCCAAAGATCTAAGTTAGAACAAAGTTTATCTAATGTAGAAACACAATTAAAAGCTGTAACTGATGAAGCAAAAATTGAAAAGATTGAATTAGAAGAAATTAAACCTGGCAGAACTGAAGCAATAAAAGAAGTTATTAAAGTATTTGAAGAACTTGATCCAGAAGACCAGCAGACATATGAGTATGTAGATGAAATAAGATCATTACAGGACAATGTAGATGATCCTAATAATCCAGAAAGTGCTACATCAGCAAGACAAGCAATTGAAGATTCTGATCTTACGGGACTGAAACCAGAACAAATACAAGTTGCAGGAACTAATTATCAAGAGATAAGAGATGAAGTTTTACATGATATAGTTGTTATTAATCGTGGTGCTGATATTGGTACTGTAGTTGAGGAAAGAGCAGAGACATGGTATAAAAGGCAAACTGAAGCAGACACTGGATTCGAGAATAAAGTCAAAGATGAAAGAGCGAAATATGAAAAGTCTACTGGTATCAAAACAGAACAAAGCAACATGGAATGGTTCAGTTCACTTGCTATTGATTATGCTGTTGGAACTCCACCTAAAGGTAAAATAGGTACAGCATTAAAAAATATATTAGAAAAATTTAAGCAATACGCAGAGTCATTATTAGAAAGTGCTGAAAATTTTAAAAAACAAGTAGATGAAGGTAATGTTAGCAAAGACCTGCAAAAGCTCCTTAAAGGGGCAATTACGGAGGAAATACAGCCAACTATAGCAGAAGAACCTACAGATATAAGTCATCAGTTAAAAAAGAGGCGTAAAAAGTTAGGTATCCCCGAACCAGGTGAACCAGTTCCATCATTACCGATTGGTGATATAGAAACTGATCTTGAAAATTTATTTGTAGATGATCAGACACCAACGACAGAACAATTAAAGAAAATTAAAGGTGCCCCTGTTAAGCGTAAAGGTTATGAAAGAACTGGTGATAAATTTGTAAAAGCCAGAAGCTTTCAAGAATTAATTGATATAGTAAAAACTGTTATAGCCAAGCATCCAGATATGGGATTTTGGTATTATGATTTTGGTAAAGGTTTGGCTGATTTAATTAATCCAGAAAATATGAGGGAAGTTTCTGTACTGTTTGGTGTTACTTCAGCACAGAATGCTGTGGAAGTTAATTTGCAGGACACACTTCATATTATGTTATTAGCCAGGGAAATTAATCCTATAACAAATAAAGAAGAATTTCAGAAGGCTTTAAGAGATAGACCCAAACTGAATGGGAACAAATTAAAAATTAATGAAAATCAAAGAAATGCTATACAGCAATTATATGAAACAGGATCTTATGCAGGTGGTATAAAAGTAAGTAATTATATGGTAAGTTTTGAAAGAGCTGTCGAGAATGAGTTCATGCCTTTTACGGTAAATGATATTCATGTGCAAAGAACATTTGGATATTTGGGAACCAGAAAAAATAAAAAAGGTAGAAATTTACCAAAAGCTTTAGGTGAAACTGAACATAGATATATCCAGTATCTTAGCAGCAAATTAGCAGAACATTTTGATATGTATCCTCAAATGATACAGGCAATGTTATGGGAATATGGTAAAACAGAATTATCCCCAGCTAAAGATAAAAAGAATCAAACAATGATAGGAGATGGCAGTTGGGAGTCTGCTACCGATTATTCAAAAACAGAAATTGCTTTAATAGAGGAAATGAAAAATCGTGGTGAATGGACACCATCAGCAACATTAAATGAAGAATTTATAACAGCACCTTTACCCAGACAGAAAAAAACATATACTGTAAAAGGTGAGAAAAGAATTTTAGATAAAAAAGCTGTGAAAGATAGGGATATGTGGACGAACACTGCATACATCGATGATATTATGGAGCGTGAAGGGAAGAGGGCACCAAGAATTATCATTGGTTTGAATCCAGGTTCAGAAAGATTGTATTTAAAAACTGGTACCGAATTAAGTATTCAAACAAAGCAGGATTATTGGTCTGATATAGTATCTGCAATTACAAATGATCGGGGTCAGATAACTTTACTCGATGAACTTAATATACCACATAGTCTCACAAAAAGATTTGGATCTTGGGGTGCTTTAGAAATTAATCTTGGTATTGTATTACCTGGAGCGACTATAAATATGGGGAATATGGTAGGTGCTATGATTGGTGATGCAACTTTGCAGGATAGTATGGTCACAGAAAAACCTAACCCAAAAGGTAAAGATTCAGGTATGCTACTTAGAAAAGCAGATGGAACACCATTTACAGAAAAAGATATCGATAGAGTACATAAAAGAATTAATCCTAAGCCCTATGGAGCAAATTTTACAGAGTCAGTTAATCATATGTCTATGAAATTTCTTATTTTTGATGAGGCTCATGCAGAGGTTGTATTAAATGCTTTGGATTATTATATTAGTAATGGTAATTTTGTCACTCATGATTATAACACAGATTCAAATTTAATAGAACATGGCAACAAAACTAACAGCTATACAAAAAATATTAAGAAAGCGAGGAATCACCCCAGTTTCTCCGCAAGACCCAATTTACTCAGAACCGCTGACCGTTTCCTTTACAAACCGATCTGGGAAGTCTTCCAAGACTACCAATCCAAATTCGGCTACGAAAAAGAAAATCTAAAAAGACCTACCCCAGGCAGACCTGGGTCTATATCTCACTCACTTAAACCATTATCTCCTGACGAGCGTAAACTTAGTGCAGAAAAGAAAGCTGCCCGTAAAGAGGTTATGGAACAAGATGCGGATCTACAGGCAGAAAATGTATCTGAGTTTATCAGGAACAGATTAAAGTATATTAGGTTAGCTTCCTTAGAATTAAATCAATTTTTAAATGAATTATTAGAAAAAACAACATCCAATGAACGAAAATTAATCACCTTTTTATTAGAGAAGACAGATACATTCCCTGAGCAGATTGATGATACAGAGCTTGAAAGAATGTTTTATGACCAGGCTACCAGGGACAGATTAGAACCTATGGTACAGGCTGTTAGAAAAAGATTTAAAGAATTGTGGGCACTGCAAACGAGGTTTAATCCAGAACTTTCTGATAAGGAAGTTGAAAATTATGTTACTCATATCTGGGATATTGATAAAAATAAAACTAAAGACGTTGTAAATTGGTTCAAATTTCCGACTGAAAATAGATTTCAAAAACAACGGTATGTTAAAACACTGACGGAAGGTATAGATGAATTTGGATTAACACCTAAATATTTAGATATCAGTGATATATTAAAAATATACAGCAGTTTGACAAACCATGTTATTGCTAACAAATTATTTATTAATGATTTAAAACAATTGTCGATTGAAGCACCCGATGGTAAAAAATATAAATTATTAGTACCTCCCAAAGGTGCCCCAGATAGTTACAAAGAAATCAGGCATCCTGCTTTTCGCATTGGTTTAACTAGCTATTATAAAATACATCCTGATATAGTTAGAGCCTTAACTGTGCTGTTTGATAATAGAATTACGTTGCCTGATATTAAGGGTATTGCAATTTTAGAATCTATAAAACAGCGTAAGATAGTAAGAACAAATAGAAATTTATTAAATGGTTTAGAATCTATAAATGCTTTTTTAAAAACAACTCAATTAACTATATCATTTTTTCATCATTTGGCATTATCTGAAACAGCAGTTCCTTTAATAGGATTTAAAGCAACTACTAAAATATTATGGAACACTTTCTGGCAAGGATTTGTTAAAGGTAAAGGATTTCTATGGGGAAGAGAAAGTTTAGCTAAAGATGGTGTAGAGCATGGTGTTCAGCTAGGTGCCAGTATGGATATTCCAGTAGATAAAATTAGTGGTTTCTGGAAGACTAGAGAATTAAGAGGAACTGGTATAATGAAACCAGTATACAGATTATTGGATTCATTTTTTGATAGATGGAGTATTGCTCTGTGGGATTATTTGCATGATGGATTTAAAATAACAGCATACAATGATCTTGTTTCAAAATTAGATCCTGCAAAAGTAGAAGATATGGCAATGGCTAAACGAGAGATTGCTCAGATAGTGAATGATACTTTTGGTGGTCAAGAATGGGAATTGTTAATGGTCAGTCCTAAGATGAGGCAGATAATGGGTTGGTTCTTATTATCTCCTGATTGGACAGTTTCCACAGTAAGACAGGCACTCGCTCCTACAGGTATGGGTGCAATGACAAAAGAAGCTAAAAGTATTCGCAAAAAAATAGGAAGAAGATTCTGGATTAAGGCATTTATATACTATGGAATAGGTATCAATATGCTTAATGCTTTATACAGAAAAAGAGATGAAGAAGAAAATCCAGAATACTATAAAGATCGGGATATGACTTTTTGGGATTATACGATGTTTGGTAATACCATTGGCAATGGAACCAGGTTGTTCACAGGCAGAAATAAAGATGGTACAGAAGAATATAAAAGATGGGGTAAACAGTTCAGAGAATTACCAGAATTGTTTTATGATGACACAGGATTCAATTTTCCTAAAGCAGCAATAAGAAGAGTCGGTGCAAAAGCATCTCCAGTGATTCAGATCACTTCTCAAATATTAACAGATAAAACTCCTAGTGGATTTGTTAATTATGATTTAAAGGATAAACAAAAGATGGATTGGTTTCTAGGTGCAGTTAAATTATTATTGAAATCACCATTGCCATTCAGTACACAATCGATGTTAAGGAAAGATAAAGATTGGAGTGTATCAAATTTATTTGTTCCTGGCAGTAAGGGTATGACCAGAAGAAGAGCAAAAGATTTATATGAGATAGCATTGCATAGAGGTGATTGGAATATGGTCAGGGAAATAGCATTAGGCTGTCATGTTAATGGAATAAACGGGATAGAGATAGCTACACAGACCTATAATTCAATGGTTTCTGATTATTACGCAGAAGAAACAAGATATATTAAAACAGCAGAGGAGTTAATTGAAAAAGCAAAAGCTGCTAAAACATCTGCAGAGCAAAAAGTCTATTATAAAAAAGCTGCTAATGCAAGTAGAGAAGCTGAATTAGCAAGGATCTCTGCTAAGAGAATAGATGGTTTAATTAATACGCTAAAAGCTAAAAAAGGTTTAGAGACTATAGAAGTCTTCGAGTAAATGAGTGAGGAGAACAAACTTAAAACTGCGAGGAGTTACTCAGGAAGTATACTATCAGACAATTTTATACTGCATATTAATATCCGTTTTTTGCTCAATACCTTTATTGTATTCGGTTCAATTATTTATTCGTTCTATTCAGTTATGTCTCGACTTGAATCAGTTGAGCGAGAGCTGGAATCAGCTGCTGTTGAAATAAGGAGTTTAATGGATAAACATATAGCAGAGGAAGAAGTTAAAATTGCACAAATGCAAGAGGAGTTAGATTGGTACGAAAAAGAATTAAATCTCAATCCTCTAAGTTGGGGAAAGAAAAAAAAGAAACGAAAATAATGAAAGATTTAAAGAATTATATTAATTTAATAAGGATGTTAAAAAATGACAGATGATGTTATAAAGTTAATACAAGAACTAGGATTTCCAGTTGCTATTAGTGTTGGTTTAGCTTTTGCTTTATATAGTGTAGTCAGGTTTATATTAAAAGAAAAAGTAGAAGATACTTTAAAAAGATTTGATGAGAAACATGAGAATTTACAGCATCGGATGGATATTATTATGGATGAACTTGGCAAGATAAAAAAGTGGAATGCAGAGATCAAGTCTGATTTAAAAGTTTATATTGATCTAACATTGAAGGGGAAGTAATGCCTTTACCTTTTCATTGTATAGAATGTGATAAGTCTATCAGCATACCCATGCATGGTTTATGTGACGATTGTAAAACAAAAGAAGAAGAAGAATAATGGATGAATTTTGTTTTGATTTAGTGGTTTTAATAATATGGATAATAGTAATTTCGAGGTAATATGGAATCGTTTTTAGAATTATATGCAGAATATGGTGCAATTGCTCTCATAGTGGGTGCATTTTTTTATAGTTATTTGAAACAGTCGCAAAGGGCTGATGAACAGGCAGATGCTTTGGAGGAATTGTCCATAGAAAATAAAGGTCAATCGCAACACATTGAGAACATCGAAAGTATTCTACTTAAAATGTTAGACAGGTGGAACGCCTCAGATGCTACTCGTGATGTTAGGCATTTGGACATGGTCAAAGAAGTCAATGATCTTTCGGATGTCATAATGGAGGTGAAAGGCAGTGTTTCTCGTATCAATGGTAAGAATTAAAATGAGGGTATAATATGAAAAATCCATTAGCAACTTTTTATTCATGGCAGATCAGCTCTGGGGCACTAGATGGTTGGACATCCTACCACATAGCAGCAGGTTTATTTATAGCGAAGGTAGCTCAATGGCTTGGAGCATCGGATCTCTGGGCAGTTCTATGGGTACTTATAATAGGAATAGCCTGGGAGATATTCGAGGTCTATGTAGAGGGCACTGAAGAAACTTATGGGACTAAACAGAAGTGGGCAATCAATACAGCATCAGATGTGTTTGTAGAAGTTGGAGCTGCTTGGTGGATGGTTCTTTAACCTGAGATTATCTCTTTTTTCTTATCCCTGAAACTGATATCATTAAATTTGCAGATAATAAAGTACTGCTTGATCCTGTCTAATACTCTAGATCCGTAAATATCATCTATTTGATCACCATTTAAATTCGTAGTAATAATAGTCCTGCTTATATCCGCTTTGCGTTCCAGGTAGTCATACCTTCTTTCGATTAAACCACCAAGGTAATCATGTGCTGCTTCTGTAGATGGTTTCTCATTCCCCAGATCATCAATCAATAATGATTCAGATTGCATAGGCACACTATGTGATCGAAGTGCATCAAATTTATCATAGGCATTACTGCCAATAATGCCCAAATATTCCTGATAGAATTTATATACTTTAATATATTCCCAACGAGTTGAACTATAATACATTATATGTCTAGCCAGATAGGTTTTGCCACAGCCAACAGAACCTAGAAACAAATAATGAAAAGGCTCACCATTGATTAGTTTGCTTTCTAAATGTTTCAGCAGGTTAGGATTATTTCTCTGGTATCCTTTTTTAAATTTATTTAAAGGATCTTTAATCTTTTTGAAATGACTCATCTGTTTCCTCCACGATTATCTCTGTACCTGGTTCCAGGCTGTATACTTTCTCCATTGTTACCTTCCAGATCTGGCAATCATCATGCCAAAGCACTTTATTACCTGCATCCATCACGAATTTAAGCAGGTTATCTATGTCAGGTCTGTTTATAAATTCAAAAGGAGCATTTGGTTTTAATTGACCTTTAAATTTACCTGTTCTGAAGTATTTCTTCGGGTAAGGCATAGCAAACCTAATCTTAACAGTAATTGCTCCATTAAAGGGCTTTATTGAGGCTTCTGAGCGTAGCATTAGAATAAACGCCTTTTTATCCCCAGATGAGGGATCATATGTCCATCCTTTGCTTGTATGCCTGTGTCTTTTCTGTGGTTTTGGGCTTTGTTGTACAACTAATTTAATTTTACGCAATGTAATTACTAATGTCCTGTTTTCTAATTGAATATAATACTAAATGTTCTTTTAAAATTAAATAAGCTGTTTTACTTGCTTTATCTCCAGCACCTGTAAATTCAACTTCTTTATAATTTTCAATATCTATCATATCTTTTATAGTCTCTGGTGTGATCCAGATCAGTTCTGTAGGCTCTGGATGAAATACCCACCAATCTGCTTGGGTCGTAGACAATCCAGAACGCTGCCCATTCATTGATGTTTCAATAACAATGTTCCCTGTTTCCTGGGATTTGAAATCTTTTTTAACTTCTATGGTTTTATCTATTTCTGGTATAGCGATATCATATTCCTTACTATATCCATCCCTGATGAATGCTGTGCTATATTTCTTTTTAATAATATATAATACAATTCTCTCTGAACCTTTGCCATCAGCAAGTGCCTCAGCAAATTTCACTTAGCATCCCTACAGTCAGGACACAATTCTCTTTTTTTCCCTATTGTCGGCATACTGTCTCTTATATTGTGGCTCCATTTGCCTGTATAAGATCCACCCATTTTATGTTCATACCATGTAGTTTTGCACCCTTTACAATATTTAATATGTTCATCTACTTTCAATCTGGGGACTCTTGCATTGGCTTTATTGCGTAGGATCTGTTTGGAATATGTGTCCCTCGTCCTGAATAAAATCCATTCAATAATTGATTTATTATCTTCGTCCATTGGTATGTGGTAGTTGGGGCAGGTTCATGGAGTGACCCACCCCAACCTTGGAGAAGAATCAGATCAGTTGATCTAACCTTCTATTTCTGCGATCTCTGTCTGAACCTCCTGATGCTCATCACCAGGATCATTCGGAGAAATAAAGTCCTCATGTTTGGGTTCTTCTATCTTAGGCTCCTCTATTTGAGGCTCCTCTTTAACTACCTCTACTTCTGGTTCTATATCGACATGATAATCTTCATCGACAATAACCTTGTTATCGACAAAGTCATCGATATGAGCAGCCTCGTTCAGCAACAAAGACTGTTCAGTCGTAGCTTTGGGCAGTTTCTTATCACATAATTGCCTGATCACAGTTTTATACGCCATAGCATCAAAATCTGTCTGCCAAGGAGAGTTCTTCTGTTTGAAAGCCCTGCTAAAATGCTTGGCGTGTTTCAAGATCTCATCCTTGCTCATCACATGAAGTGCATAACCATTATTCTTTAGTTCAGCAATAGCGTAGTAAGCATATGCTTCACCACGATCTCCTTTTAAATTTGGAGTATGCTCAAACTGAATACCCTTGCCTTTATTATATACAAAATGATCATTCTCACAAACCTTATCAAAATCAAGACTGTTTAAAAGTCCTGTATTCCAGGCTAGTTTCATCATGCCACGATACTCGATCAGGAATTGTACTGTATTCCCAAAAGGAATAAGTGCTGCCTCACTCAGTGGTGAGTTAGGCTCCAGACCGTACCGTGCTGACTCCATAAACGCCTTTAATACTGATGAAGGTTTACACTGCATTAACTTGGGTGTAACAGCCAGAGCAGTTAAACAGGCAGAGATATATCTCCTAGCTGTTAGTCCACCCTGTGGAAGAGCATTCCTGATCTGTTCATAGAACTCTTTACCTTGTACTGTAGTCTTCAGACTTGCTTGTTCTTTTGTTAGCAACCTGGACTCTGTTTTTGCTTTTTTTATATCAACCATTGATAACCTCTTTAATTGTGAAACGTCTATATCCGTTTCTGGTTTTTTTATATTTATTATATAACTCTGGATTGTCTTTTTCAAATCCCTTGACATCAAACACCTGAGAGTCTTTAGTCTTTTTCCATGTAACTAAAGTCTGACCATGCTGATCCACCAGAGACTCCCTGTCTCCCAGTCTCTTCATGATATCAAGCTGATGAGCCTTAATCTGTTTTTCAAGTTCAACCTTCTGTCTCTTTAAATCTGTCAATGATGACCAGACTAATTGATCTTCTGGCTGTGCCATAGCTGAAGACTCAGGCTCTACAACATCAAATATCTTTTTAGCATCTTCTACACTTTTAGGCTCTGGTGGTATTTCTGTGACAACATGATTGTTCCAGAAGTTCACCAAAGAAGATCTCATATCAGCAATGAACTCATCGTTGCGACTGTATTTTTCCACGATCAATTCTTTCCTTTGCCCCAGAGATAAAGATACAAAATAGATAGATGGACTTTCTGTAACCATCATCTGGTGCTGTATCTGGACAAAATAGTGATCAGGTATATCCCCATTCCAAGGCATACCTGTAGTTTTATATTCAACAGGAACACCCTCACCGACCACCATTCCATCCAAATTTGTCGTTAAAAAATGATACTCTTCATCAATCCTGATCTTGTTATCATTTAATACCTTCAGTCCTGTCTTATCCATAAATAGCTTTTTAATTATAGGCTCCATCTCCCTGCCTAGCCACATAGCCAGATTATCATCTTGTGGTTTTATACCATTTACTAGATCATCCCATAGATCTACTTCGGAATGCCAAGGATTTAATCCTAAGATACTAGCTGATGCTGATGCACCGATGGATGGATTGTCTGATCTGTCCTGCAACCAATCAGTATAGTTGTCAGGTGCTTTTCTATATTTCATGTAAACTCCATGATTTAGTTAACAAATTATAATTAGAAATTACATCAGTTTACATTTATTGTCAATCGGAATCTGGAATAACCATCTGAACTCTATGCTCATGAGCCACATTATTGGTCGATTGGTTTGTAAGTAATCTGATCTTATTTACCAGAGTATTTAATAAAGTAATAAAGTTTTTAACGTCTGCAGGTTTGCCATTGAGCATCTCAGTATAATCTATTGTAGACATAGCCTGAGTCATGCGTATCATTTCTACCATGAAGTTTGTGCCCAGATAATCCATTCCCTTATTCATCATGGTTGATTGTTGAGCCTGGATCTCTTCTTTGCGTTTCCACCACTGTTTCAGGGTGGTCTTCGGTATGTCTAGCATCCTCGCAACATGAGCGTACATAGGAATTAGATCCCCTGTCATAGGGCTTTCTCTTTGGAATACTTCCAGAAACATTAAAGCGAAGTGCTGTTGGTCTATTCTATATTTGCCATTAATAGGCTGTAGCAGCGGAGCCTGATCTACAGGTACATCCAGATCACTGAACCCCTCCATAGACAAACCAATTGATTTGCCTTTTTCTTTAATATCATTTATTTCTTTCTGGGCTTGTTCTTCTTGGACTTGTTCTATGATTTTATTTGCTCTGGACTCATCCATTTTCTTTAAATCGCTCATATATACCTCTATTTGATCCCTGAATATAAAAAACCCCCTGCCAACTGTAAAGGATTTGCGAAGTCCATTATGTTAAAGCAGGGGGCTTGGGGGATGCGTACTCTTCTATATTTTATTTAAGTTCCCAATAATTCTCACAGGCATCATCGATTAATTCTCTAGCTACTTTTTTTAACTTTCGCTCTAAGTTAAACTTGTGATGATTGTTCATACCATATCCAACAGGAATAAAAGCACAGCCCCAGAATCCTCTGTGGTCAGTATCGTACTGAGGATCTCCAGACAGTACATGATAAGTATCATCCACTACCTGTAACCTAACTTCGATACCACGATCCTCTGTGTCCAGATCTCCTGTATAAGTTAATCTATAATATTCCTCAGAGTCGAAGTGTGCATCCAGATAACCCTGATGAATAGTATGCAGTGCCTCAGTAATGTCTTTAATTGTGATGCGTACATTATTTATTTTTCTCATTTTATAACCTCCATGATTATCCGATTGCGAACTCTTCGTATGTCTTATCGATAGAGTCCTGTACTAACCCCAGATACTTCATTGTAGCTGTGGGGCTTTGATGATTCAGCATATACATTACCAGAGATATGTCTTTGGTCTTCTGGTAGATTGTCCATGCTAAAGTTTTCCTCATTGAATGAGTACCGAAATTTTCTATACCTGCTTTATCAGAGGCTTTTTTTAAGATCCTCCATGCCTCCACTCGATCTAAGTTTCTTGCAGGATTGTGTAGTGAGAAGAATATATAATCATCTTCTTTCAGATCATAACGATCTACAAACTTTTTGATCTCTATCCTGATCAGGCTATTTAACTTGATAGCTTTACTCTTCTTGGTCTTTCTTTCAAATAGAGATAGATACTCTTTGAAAGATCCATCTGGATGAAATATGTCGCTGACCCTGAGATCCAGAATGTCTTGGATTCTTAGTATAGTATTAAGCCCTACTCTGAACATAAGTACATTCCTTGGATTTGATTTCTCAAGGACTGCGATCATTCTTTTGATCTTTCTGGGGTCTTTAATTGGTTGTACAGTCATGATTAATCTTTTAGTTTCTTTTCACAGAGGTCAATAAATTTTCTTAGTAGGTCTTCAGCCTCTAATAACTCTTTGCGTGTGCAATCAAGTCTATCTTCGTAAATCTCAAATTCAGCCCCACTAAAACCAAGCATAAATATACTTTTCATTGCCTCTATTATGTTTTTATTTTTCATGTTACTTAGTCTCTAACTCATTGTTATCTGGGTTAAAATAGCGTACTGTCTCATGATCGCCATCCCAATTGTCACCACTTGGTGCTGATACTTTATATCTGCCATCTGGCTGTTTCTCTACTTTAAAGTCATACAGTCTTTGACCAAAAAACTTCATCGTATCCTTGCTGAAAAAGTATGGTGCTGTTTCCTGAGTGCGTTTCTTTATTTCTGATATTGTCATTTTATCTCCATGATTATTGTTTACATAAGTTACCATAAATTACTATCAAGTGCAAATACTTTAAATCTTTTGTTTTACATCCCAGAAGTGTGGAACCTAAGATACCCTAGGCTCCACACCACTTATCGCCTTTAAAGGCTATTTTTGGGCGTTTAACAGCCTTTCTGATGTTACCCATTCATCATTTCCTAGATCATACTTATCATTTCTAAGTTCATGCCTTGCTTTGTACCAACTAGATTTGACTGTTTCCCACTCGCCATCCGAGCGAATTTCGACCTGGCTGCCGAAGTGCTTTTCCAATAAAATCAGTACGCCAACGACATAATGATCATATGGTTTATAAGCAGTTTTGCAGAAGTTGAATATAAGTCCCTTCTCATTGACCTGAGTATAAAGTGACTCTGGGTCATTCCATCTGGGTATGTACAGGGTCTCGTGTCCGTTCCTGCCAATGCCATTGAAACGTATTGCCTGACTTGATACAGTCGGTGAGTCTGGACTATCAGATTCAAAACGCAGACACTTAGTTTCAGAGATGAGTTCTGACACTTCATCTTTGAACTTGTTCCACTTTGCTTTATCTAGGTTCTCTGGTGTATACCAATAATGTGTGTATCCCATTTTATTCTCCATGTTTATGTTAATTGATCTGTCTTCTTCAGGCAGGGTAGATCAGTTCCCTGCGACCCCAGAATGCTCTGGGGTTTCGACTTTAGTATTTGACTACTCTTGATATCTGGTCAAAGTATGCGTAATAGCCATCTCCGTCTTCGAGTTTGAACTCAATTACGGGTCTGTCGTTGCCATCGCCATCATCATCATCGATGCTGTAATCATCGACAGTCACTACTGCATTGTCAAATTGATAGTTAAGTCTGACTATACTATTTTTTCTTATTTTCATGATTCCTCCTCTATGATTTCCCAGATCAGACCCAGACCAATGTTATAAACGTCATGTATTGTACCATCGGTGTCTATGATTGGTTCTGATCCATAGAATACCCAATTTTCTCTGGCGAACTCTTCGTCATTAAATGAGAATGTTTTATCCTCTTCTCTAATCACGACTCTGCCCCAATTATCTGTATCATCCAGATGCTGATTCTGGTTGTCTGCGAATTTTCTCAGTCCTTCCAGAGTGACATGGGGTATCTCCCAACCATTCCAATTGGTATCCTCGTTGATGAATGCCTCGACAACAGGTACTCCCTCAAAACCGACTACGACTTTTTTATAGATCTCTGTTGGCTTTGCATCGAAGTCTACAATCTTAGAGAATGGTATTGTGCGAACAAAACCACCACCACTAGGAAAGCATTCCACAGTTTTATTTTTGTTATTTATTGAACTGGCAGAATACAATCCTCCACCCTCAGTTCTTATGAGTTGTCTTTTCATGATTCTTCTCCTCCAAATCTGTTTCTTTGTTCTTGTTTCAATTCCCTGTACGCCTGATCTCTATCTTTCTCAGTCCAATATGAATAAGTCTCAATAATAGGATCAGACCAATCATCAGATACGTCTACAGCAATCCCGTATTTTATCAATACAGGTGACTCTGTATAGACAGTTATCTTCTCCAGACTATCTTTCCCTTTCTGCAGGGCTGACAGCAATTCTCTGTTACTTTTTATTATGCTGAATAACTCATCGATATCATCGATCAGATAATTGATTAGTAACTCCTGACCATGAGTGATGATATGGTAAGCGTACTGCTCCAGATCCTCATTGGTATGATCAGAATTAGCGATATGTATTTTTATCTCATACAAATCATTACCATCATTCTCATTCAGAGTATAATTCACTCCCAGATCATTACTGCTAGTCGATTCAGACAAGCCTAACTGATCAAAAATGTGTTTGTATTTTCTCATTTCAATCTCCATGATTTAATTTACGACTTCATTGTCGTAGAGAGCAGGGGAGGACTCGAACCTCCCCAGATACCATACTGCCCTGTTGTCTATTTATCCTCCCTGCTTACCAGATCTGGTCTGGTTGTTCTGGCAGGATTCCCGACATAATCTGTAGATTGAACTACTCTGGTTAAAGATACAGAACATAAATCGTCACGCTTTTTTATCTTCTCGAAATGTCTCTTAGCATCTACTTCATTTTCAAAGATAGCCCACGCATCTTTAAACCATGAACCATCATCTGGGTCTGTGGAATAAACCACAATCCAATTAGCACCCTCAGTCTGTGGTGCATCCAGAAATTCCAGATACAGTTTTTTCCAGACGAGTCTGCTTTCTGAATCCATATGAATTGAAAACTCAATTCCATATTTCTCATATCTGTGATGCCACTCTGCACGATAGAAACTATCAGCATTGGGGAATCTCAGGTCAAGCCACTTATCGATTAGTTCGATTATTGCACGATCTTTCATGATTAATTACCTCCATGATTGTTAGTTTGAACTTTCTCCAATCCGTAAATTATCGCATCATATTCTCCACCTGATAATTCTGGATATATATAATTTCCATCCTCGTCATCAACATGATCAGCTTTACCCCAGACATCGTCAATGCATTTGTACTTTGCACCGATCAGGTTTAGCGTTTCTTTAGTTGATTCATCGACATACCCAAATGTATCCTCGTACCACCAGATAGCGTGTTGGATTGCTCTTTGATGTTCTATTGTTTTCATGATTTTATCCTCCATGATTTAGTTTACGACCTCATTGTCGTAGAGGGTGGGAAGGGAATCGAACCCTTCAAAAACCATTCACCCTGATCCTCGGTTAACCCGTGATCGATCTTTTTAGTTTATTGGCGATATACTCCTTGTCCCAATGAGGAAAGCGACAGTCAAATGCCACATAATCGTAACAGTAATTACGAATGATCCTGATCCGACTGTCAACAAAGATCCTGCAGACCAAGTATTTCAGATATCGGACTATCCTCCATCTCTCGCCACATGGGATGACCCAAGTGAGGACAGGAACACTATAGTTGCTCAGTGAATAACTTCGTACCCAGTGGATCCTGCCAAACCTGATCCCCTCAAGACCATCACCCTCGGTATCATCACAATAGGTCAATCTGCCACCACCAGAAGAGTGTCCGACATGACCTTCCTCGGTAGACCATTCGTGGTATTCATGACCACCAAGGAGTTTATCCTCGATCCATCCACAGATTTTAAGCGTTGCGTCAAATAGTATGTTTTTCATGATTTCCTCCCTGCTTTCTTAATTATGTCCACGAAGAATCTGTGAGTATAAAGAACAAGTTCTCCTCTACGAGGATCTTCTATTCTGAATAATGGAAAATGGTCTCCATCCTCATGCGTTATATTTTCACAGTATTCTTTATCGTTATTCACCTCGTCTGCAGTTTTGTATACTTTTACTACTTCTGCTGACTCCCACTTAACATTCTTAGGTTCCCAGTCATCATTCACTACTTTAGATACCCAGATTTGCTCCTCTGGTTTGACAGTTAAGATGTCACCAACTTTTACTGTATTTTTGATGTTTGATTTCATGATTTCCTCCATGATTAGTTAGTTAAATTCCTGCCCAGACAAAGAAACTGACAACAGCCAGAGTTCGTCCTGCATACCAATATAAGTCAGATCTCCTGATCCGTGACTTCTTCTCTTGATAACGTCCACTTAAATATATTGTTCTCTTCATTGTAATCTCCATGATTGGGTTTCTTGTTGAGCCCTATATTACATAGTTAACTAAGGTTTACAATGGATTATCTTTAAAAATGTTGTGCTATCGAGGGAAAATAAATAGATCTATCGACAGTAGTAACAATATAGTATATAGTACAATATAGTGTTATTATATTGTTCTCTTATTATATACTGTTCTATTCTATTATATATATGTGGACTCCTAGTAAGGTGCAGAGGAGGGGCAGAGACCCCCCTGACCAACCCCTACCGAACCCCTACCCCTGCCCCCTCTCTGCCCCTACCTAATACCTTACCCTGCCCCTACCTAATACCTACCCCTGCCCCTCCCTAAGCCCCAGAAAACACAACATTATTCCAAGAATGTTGTGCTGTCCACCGAGGAGAAACAGGATACTATACTATATATTGTGGATCTTCAGTCACTCTGGCATACAATCTGGACAGGTCACAGAGGATAGATAATGATCGCAAACATTGTTTTTTATAGAGGGTGACCCACCCAGACTTCGGGACGGGGCGGCTCTTCATTTATATGTATGGCACTGACACAAAACAAAAAAAAGGTTTTAGTTGACAAATATAACAACTGTTCTATAAAATCTATCATATCAATACTAATAAATATGTTAAAGAAAACCCAAACAACAATAAAAGAGAGAGAGATAAAATGAAGAATAAACTATTTAAATGTAATTTAAGAAGCACCTCATCAAGGATAGTTAATCTACCATCTGAAATATGGAAAGATTTACTAAACTGGAATTTAAATGATGAATTAGTATTTTGTGTTGAAGAAGTTCACGAACAAGATAAAGATGGTATAATAAGCAGCGGTATAAGAATAGAAAGAAAGAAAGATTACTCTGACGAAGACCGTACTGAACTTATATGTGCTAGCTACATAGAAGAAGATTAATACAAACATGGCAGCATACATCCTAATCATAATAGCCTTAGCAGCAGTAATATGCTATTGTGTTTACATAAATTACAAAGATAACGCTCATATTGATAAACTGATGAAAAATGCGGATAAAAGCAATAACAACACAGTAAAAGCACCCTGGACTAGAAGGGGTAGGAAAGGTAGGAAACTAGGGTAGGAAATGAGTGAGTTAAACAATAATCATCAAAAATTTTTAGAACATTTAGATAACAGTAGTGATGCTGTATTTATCTGTGCAAAATATTTTTATAAAAAAGGTATTCCAGTAGAGATTCAGCCAATGACAAAAGCAGATAAACATGAAGATTGGAAAGACCATAAGGATAATGGTGATTTATTTATCAGGCAGCGTATTGAGGTTAAAAATGTTAGTGTTGATTTTACTTGTGCTGCAGATTGGAAATATAAAGATCAGTTTATTGTGTGTGCAAAACATAGTTGGGACAAGGCACATCCAAAACCTTATGCTTATATGATTGTAAATAAGAGTAAAAGTCATATGGCTATTGTTTATGGAAAGACTAAAAAATATTGGGATATAAATTATAGAACTGACAGTAGGTACACTGGAGTTAATCAGGAATTTTATTTTTGTCCTATAGATAAAGTAATATGGAAAGAACTATAAAAATGCCAAATAAAAAAGCAAAATTAAAGAAACAAAGGCGTATCAAGTTAAATAACAAGTGGAAGACAGAGGGTCGAACTGCGATTCAGAATAAAAAATGGAAAAGAAAGAAAGCAAATGCGAGTCCTTGATTTATTCAGTGGTATTGGTGGGTTTGCACTGGCAGCCAAGTGGGTTTGGGAGGATAACCTGGATCTTGTTGGATTTTGTGAGATAGACAAGTATTGTCAGAAGGTACTTAACAAGAACTTTCCAGGTGTTCCTATTTATGAGGATATACGCAAATTAAACGGTTATGATTTTAATAATGTTGATCTTATTACAGGTGGCTTTCCCTGTCCTGCGTTTAGTGTAGCAGGAAAGAGGGGTGGTTTTAATCAGGATGATTTATTTTATGAAATGTTAAGGATATGTGATGAATGCAAACCAGAATCAATTATCTTTGAAAATGTTCAAGGATTCACAAAGTGGAAAGAAATACTCCGCAAGGAAGTCGAAAATATTGGATACGACTGGGGTGATGCAGTTTTTGATGCACGGGATTTTGGAGTCTCTACGATGCGAAGACGTTACTTTGCAGTGTGTATTAGAAGAGGAAGCGGTGATTATAAAAACGACCTGGATCAGGTTAGAAGGCAAGCCGAGGATATATATGAATCATTGCCCAACGCTGACAACACCGAAAGGCGGTGGTCACATACCGTATGTACTAAAGAAGAATGGCAGGATATTTATGATAACACCGAAATTAGCCGAGAAGATCATGGGATTCCCAGCAGGATGGACAGACTTACAGGACTCGGAAACGCCATAGTTCCGCAGATTGCATATAAAATTATGAAAGAAATAAAAAAGAATATTCGGATTTGCCCACATGAGAATATTGAATATCAACCTGAAGAAAAAGACACAAATACACATGAGTTTTTATATTGTGAAGATTGCGGAGAAGAACTTCCACTGCCAGACAATCCTGAAATCAACTAAATTGGAGAGAAAATGAGTATAACAATGACAGAAGAAGCTTTATTAAGCACAGCAGAATTGTGTGATAAGATAGGAGTGACTAGACAAGCTATCTATAAATGGCGTAACTTAGAGGAAGATCCAATGCCAGTTGCGATAGATAACAGCAATAGAGGAGGCAAAACGATCCGATATTTGTATAGTGATGTAATGGAGTGGCTGAATGGTCGGAGACAGAGATAAAGCAAAGTTTTATGCTAAAAAAAGAACAAGGTCTGGGCGGTATATAATTATCGCAGAGGCAGCAACTAGACAGGAACTCATTCGGAAAATTAAATCCGATAGTGAGACCTACGAACAAGAGAGAGGTAATCATGGCAAAGAGACACACAGACACAGGAATATTTGATCAGCAATGGTTTCAGCTGTTAAAACCAGAGTATAAATGCTTTTGGTTTTATATATGTGCCAAATGCGATCATGCAGGAATCTGGGAGGTAAACCTGCCTCTGGCACAATTTTTTATTAAGGCTGATAAGATTGGTGATAAAGATGAAGTACTTAAAATGTTTGGAGATAGAATCATAGATTTGGGTAGTGATAAATGGTATCTTACAAAGTATGTTGACTTTCATCATGGTGAAGTATTGCATCCGAATAATAATTTTCATAATAGTATTATCAAGTCACTTGAACGGTTTGGGCTGGTGAAAGAAAATGAGAAGGGTGATTTTATTGTTCAGTCAGAACCTGGAGAAAAAAAGAAAGTTGTTAAACAACCCTATTCCAGGCGTAAATTAACTAGACCATCATTAGAGCAGGTGAAAGAATATTGCAAGGAACGAAAAAATGAAGTGGATCCGCAGCAGTTTTTGAATCATTATGAATCCAATGGCTGGAAAATAGGCAAGGTACCGATGGTAGATTGGAAAGCAGCAGTGCGAACCTGGGAAAAAAATGATAAAAAAAATAAACCAAATAGTAGAGTATATATAGACAAGAATAGCGAGGGTATGGATCATGGATTCTAAATACGATGACACCAATAGAGGAGCATTGTTTACAAATGATTATAAAGAGCAGGGCGATAATAAGCCTGACTTAACTGGAAAATTAAATGTAGAAGGCAAATCATATAGAATAGCTGGCTGGGAAAAAACATCAGATGCAGGTAAAAATTATTTATCGCTGCAGCTGACAGATCCAGAGGCAAGAGATAAAGAAGTTGAGAAGCATCAGCTGGGAGCTGGATTTGCACATAAAGATACTAAAAGAGAACAACAAGAGGAACAGGATAAAATAAAAACGAAAGATGATGACCTCCCCTTCTGAGGTAGCGTTTAAACCACACAAAGGAAAACAGACTGAATTTTTAAAGAGTTCAGCCAGCTGGATATTCTACGGAGGAGCCAGAGGAGGTGGCAAATCTTTGATGTTATCCTGGAAAGCAGCACTAACCCCAAGGAAATGGTATTATGAGCGTAACAGGAAAAAAATTACGAAAGAGCAAGCGGATCATCTTAAAAAGGAGGGTAAAACCTGTCAGGTTAAAGTTGAAAGAATATCAATTGACTACCCTGATTATATCGCATTACTCATCAGAAGGACATACCCACAGCTTGAAAGAAACCTTAAACCTGAATGTGATAAGCTATACCGACTGTACGGGGCTAAGTGGCAGGAAAGAAGCAAGTGTTATTTATTTCCCAGCGGAGCCAAGGTCTATCTCGTACACTGTCAGGACAGACGGGCACTAGATAACTACATCGGGGGTAACTATAATTTTATCGGCATTGATGAAGCCAACCAGTTCCCAGAGGACTGGGTCGAAGAATTAAGTACTTCAGCCCGTACAGATAACCAAGAATTAAAACCACAGATATGCCTGACATCCAACCCAGGCAATATTGGACATATCTGGCTCAAGAAAAAATTTATTGATGTATGCCCACCAACTACAGTAGGGAAACCTGTGTATAATGATGAGTTTGATGTATACTATCAAAAAAACAAGTCAGGAGATGCGTATGTGGATGAAGAGGGCATTTCCTGGCAATTTATCCCAGCGACTGTTTTCGATAATCCTACCTTACTTCATAACGATCCAGCCTATGTCAGGAAACTAAAAAACCTGAATCCTATTCTAAGAGCTATGTGGCTGGAAGGTCGCTGGGATGTTTTTGCTGGTACCTTCTTTGATAACTGGAACCCGATGCACCATGTGATCCCTCAGTCAGATTTTCAGTATGGAGTTCACTTTAAAAAAGGCAACCATGCCCTGTATCGGTTCTATGACTATGGCACAAAAGCTCCTTTTGTTTGTTTGTTCGCTGCGGTAGACCGTGATATGAATATGATAATATTTGATGAAATTACCGAAATAGGACTGTCTGCATCAAAGCAGGCACAGTTTGTTAATAAGTACACCTGGGATAAATATAAATTAAAACCAACAGACTTTGATGATGATATCGCAGATCCAGCATATTGGACAAAACATTCGGAGAAAGAAGGGGCACTTTATAGTCCTGCAGATTTTTACAGTGATGAAGAAATCTATCTTTCCAAGGCAAATAATGATCGTAAATCAGGAGCAAAGATCGTCTATGAAGCATTATCTGTGCCCGATGAAGGAGTGCCTAGAATGAGGTTTACAGAAAATTGTAGCCAAAGTATTGAAACATTTCCTAACTTACCATCAGCAGAAAATGATCCTGAAGATATCGATACGAATGCACCAGATCACCATTATGATGCCACAAGATATGGATGCCTGAAGGTTCTTCCTAATTTGGTTACTGCAGAAATAAGGAAAAAAGGATGGAGATATAGAGTGCTTAAATCAGCTCCTATAGGTGGCGGTTCTACTAACTGGAAATCAGCATAATGGCTGAGTACAGTAAGACACAGCCATCAGGTTCTCAATATGCTGCTGGTGTATTATCCAAACAGGCAGATAAAGTATTAAAAAGCTGGAAGTTTTCCCGTGACTCATTTGAGAATGCCAGGGAAGAATCCGAGAAAGCTGTGCGGTATTTAAATAATGATACCTGGACAGCGGATGAAAAGACCAATGCCAAAAAATATAAAAAACCAACTTTAAAGTATAATATTATTGCACCGATTATTTCTACCTTGGTCGGTAATGAACAGCTTAACAGAAGACGGGCACGGTTTAAACCAATTACCGTAGATAGTGTGAATACTGCAGATGTGATCCAGAAAAGATGGAATGCGATTAATGATGAGCAGGATCTGGAAGATAAACTGCAGATTGCATTTATTGATGCATTAACGACAAAATTAGGCGGCTGGATACAAAGATCCTGGGTAATGGGTGATGATGGATATTTAGATTATGAGTATGAAGTATTAAATAATTTCAGGGTCTATATAGATCCAGAGACCAGAGGAAATGATTATGAGTTAAAACATTGCCGCTGGATCGTTAAAGAAGGCTGGGAACCTATGGATGTGATCAGTGAAAAATATACGATAGATCCCTATGATGTAAAAGTAGAGCGTGGTAAATGGTGGTGGAACGCACTGTCTGATACTATCCGCAGAATGACCGATAAGGTTTATTCAGCTAATTTAGAGAATTATGATAAAATTAATGACCGTTACCGTATCCTGGAAATGCAGGAACGGGTAACAACAAAAATGGTTAAACTGTTTGATGGTGTAGATTATACTATTGTTCCTCGCAGTGAAATGGCAAAACTGAAAAAAGAAAATCCAGGACTGCAGATGCTGCAGGAGTTTAACCAGGATAAAATTCATGTTACAACGATCATTCCTTATTTTAAAAATTTGGTTGTTAAAGATGAGGATGCAGATCAGCCTACTGCTAACTTCGATTGTTTTCCCGTGTGGAGCTATAACTACAATGTCCAGGTAAATGAGCAAACGTCTTTAGTCGACCTCCTTCTCGACATACAAGATGATGTAAATAAAGCAAAGTCTCAAGTAAGAGACTATGTCACCCAGATACTGTCGGGGGGTGTCTTCGTGGACAAACGGGAAAAAGAAACAATTAAGGCACTAAAAGAAAAAGGGAATCAGCCTAATATGGTTTATGAGCTGAATAATCCTGCTATCATGCCGCAAAAACTCCCACCTGGATCACTGCCCCCCGACATTATGCTGAATGCAGAAAACAGCGTTGGTTTTGCACAGCGTGTTTCTTTGATATCTGAGGCAATGAAAGGGGAAACAGCAAGATCAGGAGAGTCAGGAGTCTTGTTTGAGCAGAAAGTGCAGAGAGCAGCCGCAGCAATTAATCCGTATTTTAAGAATTTATCCAGGCTCAGGAAAGCACTGGCAAAAGATTTTGTAGATAATTTTGCATTTGTCTATACAGAAAAAGATAGAATTATCAGAACAAAGGAAGAAAGCGTATTTTCTGAAATGATTATTAATTTAGAAATGGCTGGACAAATGATGAACGATGTTAGAAACCCGTCACTGTATGTAGAACTAGATGAAGGTGAAAATAATATTACTAACATTGAAGATAATTTTAACAGGATGCTGGCACTGACAAATATCATCGGTCAGATCAATCCTGCACTGGTGGATATAAGAACACTGGTGGAAAGTGCCCCAATATCAGGTTCAGATAAATTTGTGGAGTTTATTGACAATACAATGCAGGCTCAGGCAGCTCAACAAGGTGAAGAGGGAGAGCTTCAAAGGCAGCAGAATGATATTGAAAAGACAAAAGGTCTTCTCGATAATATGAAAACAGAACGGGGCATGATGAATGATGAAGAAAAATTAAGATTAGAATCACAAAAAATAAACCAAATGGTGGACAAGCGTGGCAAATAAATATATGAAAATGTATAAAAAGTCGAAGAAGAAAAAACTGAAGAAGAAAAAGAAAAAGAAAGCTTATTATGTTCGATGAGATTTTAAATATACCTATTTTAAAACCTGCCTTGAAAAAACCGAATCGGCAGCCAGGAGTAAAATACACCAGGTCAAATGCAATGCGGAATATTTATAAGGCAAAAGTAGATAACATAACTAAAAAGAGAGGCAAATAATGGCTGAAGAAACACAAGTAGATCCAGGCTTGCAAAAAGAGTTAAATGATTTGGATCAAAAAATTAATCCTGAAGAGGCAGCTGTTGAGACAGCTGAAACAAAAGAAAATTTAATAATTGAAAAGGATGGTGACCTATACCTCAAAAGCGAATCCGATGAAGCGGAACCTGTAGCTGACCCCGATGAGGGACAAGCAGCGGAGCAGGACAGTCCAACTGCATCAGATGAGGGACAGGAAACCTCTGAAAGTGAACCATCACAATTCCAGGGCAAATCAAGGGAAGATCTACTTGAAATGCTTACTAATTCTCAAAAGAAAATTGGCGAGCAGGGCAACGAACTTGGTGAGCTGAGAAAAATTGCTCAAAAGCCTGAAGAACTTTCTGATGAAGAAGTGTTCTCCAAGCTGTCGGGTGATGATATCGAGACTGGTCTGGCTGAGGAAAAAGCGAAACTGGATATAATTGATCCGTATGATGATGCCGCTGTGAATGAGCAAAAAGAGCTTGTTCGGCAGATGGAATCTGACTTGATCAATAAACGTACCCAGGAAGCTATCGCAACCAGGTTCAACTCCCGTGATAATCAGAATTTTATCGACTCGATGAAAAATGACTATCAGAAACAGGGAATTGAGTTATCTGATGATGAGTTCAATACTGTGGTTGATTCTGCTAATTCCTACGTTGAGAATGGGCTGTTAACCGAGAGGTCGTTTCAGAAGGCGATGATTGACAAATTTGGTGTAGACAAAATTGTTAAGCATTACCAGATGAACGGAGAGCAAAAAGCTAGAAGCGATATTCAGAAGGCAACAGCAAAAACTTCTGAAAAGGTTGATGTTCGTGGTACTGGCAAAAATGCTAAAATGGTTAAAATCGCTGATCTTAGCCAAAAAGAACTCCGAGAAACTCTCGACAATCTCTCATATGAGGAATTACAAAAGGTCAATCAACAGGTTAATCGTTAACTATATACCACAGGAGTTTAACTTATGGAATCCTCACAAAGTTGGATTGCAAATGTTGAAATTCTAAACTCACTGCTCCGCAAAGAAAGCTGGTTCAATACATTTTGGGCACAGTTCTCTGGCAATGTGGATATCTCGCAGGATGATAACGGTAACCCCGTTTATCGCCCTTCTGGAAATCCAATGGAAATCTTGAGTGACTATGTTGCTCAGGGACGGGATAATATGCTTATTCCTTTCTTGAGTGAACTTTCTGGTTCACCTGTGTACGGTGATACCACTTTAAAAGGCACTGGTGAAGACCAGGCTATGAAGTGGCTCCGTGCCTACTGCAATCAGTATAGAAAAGCAGTCATGAAGAAATCTGGATCTATGTCAGAACAACGTCAAAAAGTGTTTAAGCTGATGGACGAAGCAAGACCACAATTAGCACGATGGTTTACTAAATGGGAAAACCAGGCTGTATTTCAAACCTTCTATGAAGGTGTATCGCCTAACCTTTCTATTGGTACATCTAGTGACGGACTCGGTCTCGCTCGTAGATATCATCCGAACTGGTATGCAAATGTATCCAGTGCCTTAACGGTTATTGGTACAGAAAAGTATACCAAAACCAATGCAAACTTAGATGCTGCTATTGGTAATACAGATGGTGGTCTTGGTACTTGTAACACAGCTATGACTGCTGATATTTTAAGAGAACTGCGTGTTAAATGTATGTCTCTAAAGATCCCTCAGATGGAAACAGCTGAAGGTTACAAGTTCTGGTGCATTGTAATGCATCCAGCACAGCTTGCTTCTCTTCAAAGTGATGGTGACTATGAAAGTGCCCAGCGTTATGGTTTCATGGGTTCAGGCGGTGTTAAAATGCCTGAGCTTAATGGAATGGCTGGCTACTATGCTGGTTTCTGTATCTTTGAAGATATCGTTGGTATTCGTGAATGGGATGAATCTGGTTATTTCTTCGGATCTACCGTTTCTGCCCGTCTCGATGATTCTGCTGTAACATTAGCTTCTGGCACTGCCAGAACACGCAATGCAATTGTATTCGGTAAAGGTGCAATTGGTAAAGCAGTTGCAGAAGATCTTCACTTCACTTCTGAAGTGGACGATCATGCAAATACCATCGAACTTGGCGGTGCTGTCATTAATGGCTACAATCGTGCAGACTTTTTTGCTGAAGCCGATGCTTTAGAGTCCTCAGGTGATGCTTTTTATAAGAATCAATCTGCGGCTCATGATGCAGCGGCTCTTTCCTGTGTTAATCAAAGTTCGCTTATTTTAGCGACATTTGAATAATAGAGGTAAATAATGGCTAAATCAAGTATTGCTAATTGGCGAGCTTCAGGCGGTGCGTTAGATATATCTGCTACTCATAGTGGCAATGGTACAGTTCCAGAGTGTGTTGCTCAGGATGGAAAAATTATTTGTGATTTCACAGCTCTTGGTAGCGGTGAAACTGTTACAATTAATACTCCGTTCAAGTTTACTGTTTATGACATTGTTCTTGTTGTTGGAAATGGCGAAAATGTCAGTTCTAAAACATTAACTGTCAAAAATAGTAGCACAGCTCTGTCTAGTGCAATGTCAATGGCAACTGACGTAGCAAGGGTGGCAACAGCTACTCTTGACGAAGACCAGGCGGTCTTTGCTGTCGGTGACAATGACCTTACTCTCGTATCATCTGCTCATGCTGATGGTGGTGGAACAGTCTACATTTATTATCGTTAACCTGAAAATGAGGGGGTAATAGCCTCATATAAAGGTTGTTTCAGACCTTGCGGTCTGGATATATTCTGGGGGTTCTT